AATGGCAACTGATGTGACTCCACAACGGGATTTTATTTTCTATGATAAAGCTGAATTACGCGGCATTATTAGAGCGTTCAAAGGATTAACTGAGGAAGCCCAGCAAGAGGCTAAGAATGCTTCAAGCGCATTAGCTCAGTATGCTGGCGAACAGATTAAAGCCACAGCTGGATCTGCTCCCAATCCTAATGTAGCTAAAAGAATTGCCGAAGGTTTTAAGGTTTCCAAGTCATCTAAAATTGGTGAGCTTTCATTTGGATTTGCTGGTCAGAAATTCTCAGGTGGTGCAACTACTCAATTTAATCCAGGCAAGCAAGGCGGTAACGGTCTTTTGGCAGGTGCCGAATTCGGTGCTGATATTAAAGAAAGAAAGCGCACATCTGGCACTTATGAAGGCTACAAGCAATTCCCATCCAGATCGCCAAGGCTAAACCGTAGAGGTAATGAAGGATATTTTATTTATCCAACATTGCGCAGAATTCAGCCTGAGTTAATTAAACAATGGGAAGAATCATTTAGTCGAATCGTGAAAGAGTGGGATAAGTAATGGCTGGAAGTAGAACCCTCAAACTCTCGATCCTTGCAGATGTTGATGACCTAAAAAAGAATTTAGCAAAAGGTACCGATGAGGTACAAACCTTTGGAAGCAAGATCGCTGATTTTGGTAAAAAGGCTGGTATTGCATTTGCTGTTGCTGGCGCTGCCGCTGTTGCCTATGCTGGCAAGTTGGCAATTGATGGCGTTAAGTCTGCCATTGCCGATGCAGCTGCTCAGGAAAAACTTGCAATAACTTTGAAGAATGTGACTGGTGCCACAGATGCACAGATTAAAGCTACTGAAAGTTATATAACCCAAACTTCATTAGCCAAGGGCGTTACAGATGATGAACTACGCCCTAGCCTTGAAAGACTAGCTAGAGCTACTGGCGATGTGACTTCTGCACAGAAGCTACAAGCCTTGGCGCTTGATGTTGCAGCTGGTACTGGTAAATCATTAGAGAGCGTTACAAATGCCCTTGCTAAGGCTCAGGAAGGCTCTACAACGGCTTTAGGCAAGCTAGGGGTCGGATTATCTAAAGCTGAGCTTGCTGGCATGTCAGTGGAGCAGGTATTCGCTAAATTGGGTGACACCTTTGAAAACCAGGCATCCGCTAAGGCTAATACATTCCAGGGACAAATGGATCGCCTTAAGATTGCATTTGATGAAGCCAAGGAAACCGTTGGAACCTTTATACTCCAGGCGATTACTCCAATGGTTGAAAACATTGTCAAATATGTAATGCCAGCTCTTCAAGCATTTATCGATGGTTTCCAAGGTGGAGACGGATTAAAGAATGCATTTGATGACATCATCCAGGTTGCCAAAACTATTTTGATTCCAATTCTGGATGGCTTGAGATCTATCTTTGACAGGGTAAAGGTTGCAGTAAGAGATAACAAGGAAGCCTTTTCAGCTCTCTGGACTTTCACTAAAGAATATCTTGCACCATTCCTAGGGGGCGCTTTCAGAGTAGCCCTAGAGGTAGTGGGCGTTGCAATAGGCGCTGTTGTTACAGCTGTGGGATTGCTTATCAAAGCCTTTCAAACCCTTTTCGAGTGGGGAAACAAGGTTAAGGATTTCCTAACATTCGGTGGATCTGGCAATGCTTCCAGAGCTAGTTTTGAAATGCCAGGGTTTCAGGCATCTCCATTTATAGCTGCACCTGGCGGCGGGTACTCAGGTCAAGCTGTAAATTACAACAATAACATTACAGTCAATGGCGCAATCGATTCAGAATCAACAGCCCGCCAAATCGTTGATGTACTTAACCAATCTTCATATCGTGGAACTCTCGGTGCTGGTGCCTTTGTATGACAGCTTGGACTCCAGAATGGGCAGTAGAGGTCAATGGCGCAGGGGATATAACTGATCTAGTCATTGCTGACTTAACAGTTACCTCAGGGCGCTCAGATATCTATTCACAGCCTATTGCTGGATATAGTCGCTTTACGGTTAAAAACCTTGACCAGTCAGCCATTACCTTTGATGTAAATGATTCTGTAGTAATTAAGGTTAAAAACTCTACTGGCACTTATGTCCCAATTTTCGGTGGAGACATTTCGGACATTGATGTAAAGGTTAGAACTGGCGAACCAGCCATTACGGAAGACATAACCATCACAGCTCTTGGAGCCTTATCTAAACTTCCGAAAACCCTTACTGAGGGCGTATTGGCTAAAGACTTTGATGGCGATCAAATCTATGAAATTCTTTCAGCATTGCTATTTAATACCTGGAATGAAGTGCCAGCGGCTTTAGAGTGGGTAAATTATGAACCTACTACTACTTGGGCAAATGCTGAGAATTCTGGATTAGGCGAGATTGATCGCCCAGGCGATTATGAGCTTACTGCTCGATCTGCCAGCACTACGGATGTTTATAGCCTGGTATCGACCTTGGCTAGATCAGGTTTGGGCTACATTTATGAAGATGCATCTGGTCGAATCGGGTATGCAGATTCAACGCATCGGGCTCAATATCTTGCAGCTAATGGCTACGCCTATATAGATGGCGGCTGGGCTTATGCAGCTGGTATTTCTACATCAAAACGACTTGGTGATGTCCGAAACAAAGTCACAATTACCTATAAAAATAATCAGCAAGAAACAGCTGAGGATGCAGCTTCTATTGCCACTTATGGGGTACAAGCCCAAAACATATCTACAACCCTTGAACATGGTTATGATGCAGAATCTCAGGCAGAATTTTATTTGGACATTCGTGCCTATCCTCAGTATCAATTCAAGGCTATAACATTCCCAATGTCTAACCCTAATATCCCAGATGCCTCACGCGATCAAGCTCTTAACATATTCATGGGCTTGCCTCTGGACATTGAGGATTTACCGACAAACATTGCAGACGGTCGCTATCAGGGCTTTATCGAGGGTTGGACTTGGACAAGCCGATTTAATGCTTTAGATCTAACGATTATCGTTTCGCCTGTGGCTTTTAGCTTGCAAGCGTTCAGGTGGAATAATGTGCCAATAAGCGAAACATGGAACACAATAAGTACTACTTTAGACTGGAACAACGCTACAATAGTAGCCTAATCAAGGAGAATAATGGCAACGACAACCAATTATGGGTGGACAACACCTAACGACACAGATCTGGTTAAAGATGGCGCAGCGGCTATCCGCACCCTTGGTTCATCTATTGATACAACCACCAAGGCGCTAAATCCATCGACAACTCTTGGCGATATCGAGTATCGATCTGCAACGGCTAATACAAACACTCGATTGCCAATTGGTACAAATGGGCAAGCATTGGTCGTATCAGGTGGAGTGCCAGCGTGGGGCAGTCCAGCATCAGCACCTAGTTTTAGTTTATTAAACGCAGGTGGTACTGCTCTCTCAGGTACAACAACAACAATTTCTGGTATTTCGGGAATGAGTACTTTATGGATTAACATTACTGAATTGTCCACAACTGCAGCAAGTGCTGCTCCTTACATTAGATTTAATACTGATTCAGGTAACAACTATAATGATTCAGGTTCTTGGAATAATGCTGGAGCAAGTTATTCGACAGGCGTTATTGACCAAATTACAACTGGAACAGGTGGCGGAACTTTTACTTATTTTGGACAAATGAGTGGTAGTGCTTCAAGTATTATTTCAGGTGGTTTAATGGTTTATGGTTGCAATAGTTCAGGAACAAAGGTCGGAATGTTAGTGAGTTCTGCAAGCGCAAGTGGTGGAAATGGACACAAAGGAGTAAACAAAATTGAAAAAGAATTTAACATTCAAACTGGCGAAGAAACTATAACTGAACGCGACGAAACTGCTGCTGAAACAAAAGCAAGAAAAGCGCAAGAAGCACAATTAGCAAAACTTCAAGCCGAAGCCGAAGCAAATGCAACTGCTCGCCAAGCAATTTTTGACCGCTTGGGCTTAACTGCTGAAGAAGCCGCAATCCTACTTGGATGAAAGCTCGACTCAGTAAATCTGTAATCCAGTTTAGAGAGCAGGCAGACGATGCTTATCCTGACAGAGACCGCCGTAGTGACGGTACCTGGGCAGATGCCAGGCACGCAGTCAGAAAAAGCGATCACAACGCTTGCCCTAGTACAGGGTATGTCCGTGCTTTCGATCTCGATGCTTCTCTCGATGGGAAAAATGCCACAGCTCATTACCTTGCCGATCAGATACGAGTTAACGCCAAGTCAAGCAAGCGCATTGCATATGTCATATTTAATAAAAAAATTGCAAGCAAAAGAACACTCTGGCGCTGGGTCAAATACAGAGGCACAAATCCGCACACATCGCACATTCACATCAGCTTCACAAAAGCTGGCGATGAAGATCGTTCGTTTTTTCAAATCCCACTACTAGGAGGCAAAATATGAAAATCAAGAATCCACTATTCTTAGCAGCTGTGTTGCTGCTACGACCGTTATTGGTTCATTTATTGGCTCGGTGCGCTGGTTAGTAAAGCATTACCTAAGCGAACTCAAAAATAATGGCGGCTCATCGATGCGCGATCAAATTAATTTACTTGAGGCGCGTGTCGAAACCATATTACGCATCCTAGAGAAGTGACAATTGACACATGGCGAGAAAAGCAACTAACAAGCTAGTGGATGAGGGATATTCTCCTCTTGATGCTTATTGCATTGGGTTGCATGAATTCTATAAATCCCTAAAGAAAGCTGGATTCCCTGAGTCTATTGCCCTGTTTATGATTACAGAGCCACAGTCTTATCCAGCCTGGATCTTGCCATCTCCAGTCGAACCAGAAAGGTTTGGCGATTATGAAGATGAGGAAGATGACTAAAAAACGCTATCTAGTGATTTCGGATCTACAGATCCCATTCCATCATGAAAGAGCAGTTAAGAATCTAATCAAGTTAGTTAATAAAGAGAAGTT